CAGAAATGATTATAAAGACACCGTTTTGTAACACTTATGGGTCATTGGCAATTAAGGCCGAAAATGGCAAATATTACGCTATGATGGAAAATTCTTTTGATGACGAAGATTGGATTGAAATAACATATGAGTTATATGTAGAACTTTTTAAAATAAGCAGCAAATGACCTACGAAGAATTAAAAGATTTAATTGCTGATAGGGTTACCCCTAAAGACCTGTTTCTTATTATGTCCGCAGTTGAGGCATATACTGCTGCAAGCAATGGCGCAAAACCCATTGTTAGCGGTTCGTTGCAGTGCGAACATCTGCCGATGATAGATACTGGCGTTGGGTATTACCATTGTCCCGCTTGCGGATGGAGCAAAAAGGTTGGCGGAAATGACCGCTACCTATGAGTTATACACAGAACTTTTTAAAATAAGTACAAAATGAAAACACAAACATTTACCGACATTTTCACAAAGGAATTGGCCGTTGATGCCATCCTTAACACTGAGTTCCACGGATTCAAAGAGGACTATTTAATCCTCCATTGCCTGCTAAAGTTGCACAAGCCTAAATCGGTATTCGAATGCGGTACAAACATGGGCATGGGAACGGAAATCATTTGCAACGCAGTGCCAACGGCAAATGTTTACAGCCTTGACCTGCCAACCGAATTAGCTCACATAAGCCTACAACACCCGATTAGTGAAGGCAAGGGCGATAAGGTAGGCAGCCTATGCAAGCGACCATTTACGCAGCTAAGGGGGGATAGTATGACATTTGATTACAGCAAGTACCCATGTGACGCCTACTGGATAGATGCGGAACATACCGAGGCGGCGGTAAAGCACGAAACCAAACAGGCGGTTAAATGTAAGGCCAAACTTATCGTCTGGCACGACTCCGATATGCCCGAAGTAATGGCCGGAATATTGGCCGGGATTGGCAAAAGTTACGAAGTTTATCGGGTTGAGGGCACTCGCATTGCTTACGCCTTAAAGAAAAGTAAATGATTATAATAGTAGTCAACTTTAACCGGCCAAACTTTTTGGCGGCACAAATTCCGCTGATTCTAAAAAACCTTGAGCCGGATAATATCCATGTGGTTAACACCGGAAACATTGACAGCGGATGCAGGGAGATAGCTGCGAAGTATGATTGCAAGTACACACACCTTGAGGTTGGCACGTCCGACTTCAGCAAAAGCCATGCAAGCGCACTTAACGTTGCGTACAATCTGAATAAACAAGACCATGAAATTATTGGCATACTTGACCATGACTGTTTTCCAATTGAGAAAATAAACATAAAGACGGAGATTGATGGCAAGTTTTTCTTTGCATCCAATCAGGTTAGAAAGGGGATATTGTACCCGAATCCGGCCTGCCTGTTTATCCGCACTTCAGTAGGCTGCCTTGACTTCATGCCCTGCTTAGGCATGGACACCGGCGGCCAATTGCATACCGTTTACAACTTTGTACGGCAAATGACATACGAAGCAAAAGATGACTATGAGATATTTGCAGAGTCATTTTTGCATATTGTGAAGGGTAGCAATTGGGTAGGCGGCAGGACGAACGCGGCAAGAGTTGATAGGGTATTTGAAATAGTTAAAACTTACTTATGATAGAGTTATGGAAAGGGGATTGCTTAGTGGAAATGGATAAGATTGCAGATAAAAGTATTGACATGATTTTGTGCGATTTACCATACGGGACAACCGCTTGTAAATGGGATACTATAATACGATTTGACAAACTTTGGGAGCAATACGAAAGAATTATAAAGCAAAACGGAGCAATAGTATTAACCGCTTCACAACCTTTTACAAGTGCTTTAGTAATGAGTAACCCGAAACTATTTAAGTATGAATGGATATACAAAAAAACAAGGTATAGTGGGAATTTAAACGCTACAAGGATGCCATTAAAAGCACACGAAAATATAGTTGTATTTGCAAAAGGTAAAGTGCCATTTTATCCAATAAAAACGGATGCCCCTGAACATTTAATTGATAAACGAAAAAATGTAAACCCAAGTATTGTAAAAGATGGCGGTGCTTATAATGGAAGCAAAGGTTTTGTAAATATCCGTAAAAAAGACAATGGAACGAGATACCCAACAACTGTGCAGGAATTTAAAAACCCAAACAATAATAGTTTGCACCCAACACAAAAGCCGATTTCATTATTTGAATACTTAATCAAAACATACACAAATGAAGGCCAAACAGTTTTAGATAACTGCATGGGTTCGGGTACCACAGGAATAGCCTGCAAAAACCTAAACAGGAACTTTATAGGGATAGAGAAAGACGATAAGTATTTTGAAATAGCCTGCAAAAGAATTAACGACCATTTGCCGCAAATTTCAATGTTCCCGTACCTTTGCACCCATGACACACCGCCAAAGAATCGCTAAAGCACTCAGGCAGCAAGTACGTCCGGTATTAACCATCCTGCAATCAGGCGACCTATACGGCGCAATGGCGACAGCTTCACAGCTTGACCCGATGCCCATTTATGAGGTACTAAAGTCCATTGAAAACAAGGTTTTTCAGGACGAAGCGGAACGAGCCTATCGAAACATTGACCGTCTGGCAGAGGATGCGGAAAAACGCAATTACGTTACTGATTGGCTAAAAGTGGTTTTTGACTACCTCACTAATAATGCCCTAAACCAGCTCACCACAGAAATAACTGGCACCACTTACAAAAACCTGATTAAGCTATTTGAAACCGCAATTAGTGAAGGTTGGGGGCAATTAGATGTGGCAAAGCGTATCGAGGCGACAAAGGAATTTGAGAAACTTACATTTAAATCAATCAGGCAGAGGTCGTTAACCATTGCACGGACGGAGGTAAATAGGGCAAGAAACGCAGGGCACCAGGCGGCAGGCGATAAGAGTAAATGGGTTACGGAAAAGGTATGGAGTGCAGCTAATGACTTACGGACCCGAGGGCGAATACCTAACGGACATTCCAATCATTGGGCGTTGAATGGCGTGGCGGTTGACCAGGAAGCCTTATTCACAGACCCGGTAAGCGGTGCGCAAATGGCATATCCGGGCGACATAAGTAACGGAGCCGGGCCGCAGGACGTAATTAATTGCCGCTGCCGCATAGTTGCCGTTCCAAAGAAGGGTGCGGATGGCAGGTTGATAAGGAAGCCGAGTGATCCGTTGGGAGGGAGTTTGATATAGGGTATTTAAAGACAAAGACCGTATAAAACTTCAACTGTCAATCCATAAGCATCATTCGGGTATGAGCCAAACTATCATATTTCAAACACCCCCACTTCGCAAATACTTTTGTTAGCGGCAAGCATTTAGATTCCGTTTTGCTTGGTTTAAGTGATATGTAAAAGCCTTTTGATTATCAAAGCACAGTTTCATCTGTTCTGTATGATGCTCTACTTCTTTCAGCTTAACCATGTAATATTCATTAGAATATGGATGCCAGCCGCTAACATTTGCATTTATGCAAGTATTGGCAGAAGTGCTGCCACTCGGCTGCTGGTCATCATTAATTACTTTATCAAATTTTGGGAACATAAGATTATAAATTTAATACCTGCATAAATGCTTTTCCGTTGTGTGCCATTTAAAGAATACGCCTTAGTGAAATTACTTTTTCGTAAACACTATCCAAAGCGGCTAATTCTTTCTTTGTTGATTGTGCGCTTATCATCCATTCCTTGTGGTCACCATCCGCATTTGCAGCAGTACATAGCTGAATTAATTGCTCCGCTTCTTCATGGGTCAACTTCAACGTAACATACTTTGAATTAATTTTAATTGCTTCCATTATGTGTTCCTCCTAATAGTATAAACGGGAGTTATTTAAAAAGTTTTCCATTCAATTTGTTAATACTTCGTTAACTAAAAACAGCACACAACATTTGGTTTTATGCAATGCTTACGGTGTGCATGAATGAGCTAATCAATATCCTATCTTTTGTACATGCCATTTTCACACTTCGCAATATGCCTTGCCGTTAAACAAAGCCCGAAGTTATGTGCCATGCTCAGACAGATAACGCCTTAGCTCATCAGCACATTTATTAATAGCTTTTGTTTTCTCATTCCACGCTTCAATTACGGCATCTGACATTTCATTCATCGCCCATTGCCAACTTTCATCTATTGCACTATAATCTTCTTTATGCTCAGCTTCAATGGCATCCAACAAAGCACGGCACATAACAAGCAGTTTTGCGTCATGCTGGCTGGACGTTGTGTTTTGAACTTCTGTACTCATTTGAACTTTAGATTAAATGTTAAGCATTCGTTTTTCAAATGCCAGCACGAACGCAAAGCTGGCAGAACGTTAAACAAAGCCCGAAGTAGACACTTCAGGCGATTTGCTATATAAACGAAAACCCAAAACATGTTGTCAAGGCAGGAGTCGAACCTGCAAACAGAATTTATGAGCCGACCATAGAAGGTATCTGAAGCTCGGTACAGCGTCTACCATTCCGCCACCTGACACAATAATTTTTATTTTTAGTTGCCGGGGCAGGAGTCGAACCTGCATCCTTCGGGACTTGCCATCCCGCGCGTTCCTGTTCCGCTACCCGACAAACCATTATTCAGCCTTCACCACACTACCCTTATCCACCAAAAGTATGTAATGCGTGCCTATTAACTTTGTTTCCAGCAGTCCCGGCTGGTTCCGCTTATTACGGATGCCATCGTAAACGGCACCAACCGTTACGCCTCGAAGGTCGGCGTAATCTTTTATGCTCATTTCAACCGGAGCTGCGGCCATCTTGTTTTGGTAATCTACTTTTTCCATATTTTACTTTTTCTTTATCAACCTGTAAATAATATCTATTCCCGACCCTTACCACCTCAAACACTCCCGGCATGTAATGTCCGTTCCTGATTGCCTTTCTGACAGCCCGGCTACTAATACCGCGTAAAATGGCATATTCGGCTATGGTGGTTCGTGTCATTTAATTAGTTCCGAAATGTAAAGGTATAAAATTTTTGTGTATTTCATAAAATAATTTTACAAACGTGGGTAAAATATACGAATACAAGTCGCTACAATTGGAATTTAAGGACATAGACGAAAAAACTATGTCCGTTGCAGGCTACTTTTCGGCCTTCGATAAAGTTGACAGCTATAATGAAGTAGCGGTTAAGGGTTCTTTTAAAAGGTCGCTCAATAATAATCGGGAGCGAATTAAATACTATCAAAACCACGATATAACAAAGAACTTAGGACCATTTCAGGAACTAAAAGAAGATGATTACGGACTATTCTACCGGGCAAATGTATTACCTACCAGCTTTGGAAAGGACTTTATGATTATGGCAGCGGGGGGCGTAATCAAAGAACATTCAATAGGTTATAAAGAAATTAATAGCAGATACGAAGGAAAAATAAAATACATAACCGAACATCATTTGATGGAAGGTTCCGCACTTACAGGCTGGGGCGTTAACCAATATACGCCAATGGTTAAAAGCGCGGAGCAGGCGCAAGATAGGATAAAGACATTGGAAACCTTTGTACGCAATACAACCGCAACCGATGAGACTATTCAACTATTAATGTTAGAAATAAAGCAGCTCCACCAGTTACTTATAGATACCACTCCTCCCGCTGTTACAGCACAGGACTCGGAAAAAGTGAAAGGTTTGGATTTGCAGGCAATAGCACAATTATTTATCACAAATTAAATTTTACACGATCATGGAAGACATGAATAAAGTAATCGTTGATGGCTTAACAGACCTTAAAGCTAAGGTTGCCACTTCAGCGACTAAAGACGAATTAACGAAAGCCGTTGCAGACGCAACCGCAGACATGGCAAAAAGCGAAGACCTTTTAGCCATCCAAAAGACCGTTAACGAACTTAACGAAAAAGCCGGCCAATTCGATGCAAGCCGCAAAAAGGCAAAAGGTACGCTCGACCAAATCAGCGATGCAATCGGCGACAAGCTGAAAGGTAACACAATGGAATCAACCAACGTACCTTTCACAAAAACCGTTGGTACGATGACCGCAGCGGATGACCTTACCGGTTCAACCGTTCTAACTTACAGGCCCGGCGTTGAGGCTAATCCTAACCGCAGGATTCACTTCCGGGATCTGGCGCAAATTATCCCTTCTGGCACCGGTACCTATTCATGGTACATTGAGCGTGCAAAAGAAGGTGCAATTGCGTTCCAAAGTTCACACGGGGTTAAGAAAAGCCTTATCAATGCACGTTTTGAGCAAAAAAGCGTTACCGCTGAATACCTTGCTGGCCTTGCTCCGGTTGCAAAGCAGATGATGCAGGACTTACCTTTCCTTCGTGGCTTTATGCCTCAGTTCATGGTTTCGGAATACCTGAAGCAAGAAGACACAGAATTTTACGCTGACCTTATTGCAGTAGCAAGCGGCGACGACGAAATTCCTGGCGCAATTACTTCCAACGTGGAAAAAATAATGGGTTGGGTTACCAACCTCCGCGCGGCTGATTATGAGCCTAATGGCGTGGTAATGAATCCTGTTGACGTGTTTTCGATTTTCATCAACAAGGGCGCAACCAGCGGAGACTACACACTGCCTCCCGGCGTTGTGGTAGCAAACAATGGTGGAATTTCCATTTACGGTTTGCCTGTTTACCAGACCACCTTCATACCTGTTGGTAAGGCGTTGGTAGGTGACTGGAATCGTGTTGGTATTGTGCAGGTTGATGGCCTTGCGGTACTTACCGACGACCGTGGCGACAACTTCGACAACAATACGGTTACCTTCAAAGCAGAGGCAAGGGTGGCACTGGCCGTCCTTCGCACCGATGCTTTTATTTATGGTGACCTTCTTGTAAGCGCATAAGTTTCAGTTTAGGGGTTAATAGACACCGCCTCCTTTTTAGGGGGCGGTTTTTTTTATTTGGTAGTATGAATTAGACTACATAATTTTGTAGGTATGTTAGAATTACTTAAAGAGCAATTACAAGATTACATTGCACAAAAAAAGCAAAAGGAAAAGGAATTTATAAAGCTAATGAGAGAAGGTAAAGAGTGGCGCCACATTGCAAGACAGGCTGCTGGATTAAATATGATGATAGTTGCAACTATTGAAGAAATTAAAAAATACTTATGAGTTTAGCAGTCTATCGCCTTACCGCCTTTACCGGTGCAGATTTATCTTACGAATATTTATCAAAAGTATTGAATGCACCCCTATTTACCGGCAAGCCTCCGCAGGGTTACGATACCGTTATTTGCCCGGCCATGTTGGCAGGTAGTGTAAAGGCCAAGCGGATAATTGCCTGCCTGCACCGTGACGAGCCTATCAGGGCTAAATGCGATGCTGTAATTTATTGCGCTGAATGGCTGCAAAAGAAATACCCTGTTAATGTTCCGAGTATGGTATTCAGGCCTGTTAATCGGTTGCATCCGTTAAAGAATAGGGGCTATGTGGGCCACCAAGTAGGCTTTATTAACCTGAGCATGAGTAAGGGCGGGCATTGGGCGAATGATTGCGGGGTGCAGGTATTGGCACTTGACAGGGCGGTAAGGCGTTCGGTTGGCAATGTAACGGTATTACCTTACATGCCTAATCCTGAACCTTTTTATAACTGTATATCCTACTTCTGCCTGCCATCCCGCAGCGAAGGGTATAGTACCGTTTGCCTCGAAGCATTGAGCCAAAGCCTACCAATCATTGCGACCGACATACCAGGCATTCGGGAGGTTTGCGGCGATGATGCCTACTACATTAATGACAAAAGCCAAATCAAAACGGCGGTAAAAGAAATAGGGGGAAACTATCAGGCATGGAGTGCGGCGGCGTGGGATAGGTGGGAAAAGATAAAGGGGTTGAATGATATTGAACAACTAAAACAATTTATATTATGAAAGCGAATGAGTTAAGGTTGGGTAATTGGGTTAAAGGCTCTTTTTTAGGTGAATTGTGTAAAGTGACGCAATTAGGCCATGAAAAATATTCAGAATACATAGGCGCAAAAGGTGATGGCTTTTATGGGCAAAATGGATTTGAACCAATTCCCCTAACCCCTGAAATATTGGTAAAGGCAGGGTTTAGACAAAGTATTAGCAATGAAAAGGTTTGGGTGCTAAAGATTGGCGAAAATAATTTAATGCTAAAAAATGATGTAGCTTGGTTTTATTGGGCTGGACTATCCTACCCTTTTAAATATTTACACCAACTACAAAATTTGGTTTATGCCATTTATGGCGAAGAGTTGGCAATCCAATTGTAATAATTAATTACCTTTACCACATGAATCGCATAATTTCCATCTTTTCAAAGCTGCAAGACTACGCAGCGGAGCCGGTTACGGTGGCTGATTTAAAGCTGTATTTGCAGATTGAAGGCGACGCCTACGACGCTCAATTAGCAGCCTACATTAAGGCGGCAAGGGGGTTGGTTGAGCAGGCCGCAAACATAAGCCTGACAGATAAGGACGTAACTACTAAGGCGACTTTAACCGGGGCTTTCAGGTTACCATTGGCACCTGTTGATGCGGTTGGCGATGTGTACCGGCGTAAATGTCCGGCGATAATGGAGCCGATGGCAGAGGGTTACGATTACTATCTGGATGGTGATACTTTCTACCCTATTCTAATTGGTAAGGAATGGAAGATTGAATATACCACCACAGCCGAAACTAATACCGAATTAGCGGAGGCGGTCAAATATCAGGCAGGGCACCTATACACTTTCCGGGATGACATGGTGGAGGCATGGGATAGTAAGGCTGTGGCTATTGTGGATGCTTATAAAATTGGGAACTATTAATGACAGCACGCGAACAAATAACAGTCTATACAATCGTTCAAACAGATGACGGTTACGGCGGCACTACCGAGGCTTTAGAGGTTATGTATTTAGCTCCCACATGGGCCAATATTAAGGTTAACAACCAATCCCAGATTTCTTTTGGAGCCTACCAGCCTGCTACCGACTTTACACTTGAGGTAAATTATAAGCATGGTTTCACATGGCAGCCCGAAATGGTTATTAGCTCCGCACTTTACGGATTTATGAAAGTGGATAACGCCTTTGAAACGATCCGCCTCCGCAATGTGAGGGTTAATGCAAACAGATTAGACCGGGACGTATGGCTTTCAGTATAGACATAAAAGGGGATATTGCAAAGGAAATAGGGGCGGAGTTTATTCGCCTTAAAGATGATATTGAAGAAAGTTTGGCACGTAACATGGGCGAAGCTGCAAGGGTGGTTAACGGCAAACTGCCGGTTAATAAAAAAACAGGATTTGGCGGCTTTCTCAAATCAGGCTTTCAATTTCAGCAGGTAAATGATTTTGAATATATTTTTGAGAACCCAATTAAATACGCTCCCTTTGTCGATTTTGGTACCGGTTCGCAGGTTCAAATTCCGGCGGGCATGGAGGCTTTTGCAAAAGAGTTTTACCGAACCGGCGAAGGCAGAATGAAAGCTCAGCCACACATGACCTATGTAGTAAAAGAATATTACGAGAAGTTTCTGAATGAATTAAAGCAATTAAAATGATTGATCCGATCCGCCACATACGCAAAGCAATTACCGACTACTTCGCTGGTACCTTTATCGTTTATGATGGCATTGCAGACCCCAAAGGCGACTTCCCGATGGTAGTGCTTACCTCAATTGCTTACGTTGAAAATGGCGCCAAACATTGCACTGCCTACGCTGCAACCGTTGACCTTTCAATATACAATGACGCTGCGGTAAGGGGTGGTAATCTGGTAACCGATACGCTGAGCGATAACGTGCTTACATGGGTTGATGATAATTCGTTTTTAGTTCCTAACTTTTCAGTAACCGATAAAAGGGTGCAAAATAGTTCGACTTCAGTTGTAAATTTGTTCAACCGAATATTATATCGGCGACAATTTACAATCTTAATCGAACTATCAAATGGCTAATACACCAATCAACACGAAATTACTCAAAGTATTCGTAAAGGAATACACCTTAACGGCAAATGTTTTTATTCCGGCTTTATGTGAGCTTGCCAGCGAATTGCAGGACGCTTTTAATGAGGTTGACGCAACTTCAAAGTGCGGTTCTTTTTTCATGCAGGGTAACCAGGATAACAGTTTTTCGCTCACCTTGCAGCACCTTGAAGAGGGCAGTTACAACCCTACCACCGTATTCACAGCCAAAGAATTTAAGGCAGCTAAGGATGCAGGTACCATTTTGGAAATCCTTATTGCGGATGATGCAGACACACCTACCATCTTTGCAAGGGAGTTTGATGTAACGATACTCAGCACGAATAGCAGCTTCCCAGAAGAGGGAGCCGCCACTTGCGCGGTTGAAATGAGAATTAACGGCAACATTGTTGATCCGTTGTAAAATAGCATGAGGTTGGTTTTTAGGGCGTGGCATTAAACTGCCGCGCCTTTTTTTTATGCTGTTGTAAAATTTTATTTACCTTTGGCCTTATGACATACAAAATCGGAAACAAAGAATTTGGCGTGCATCTGGGCATGCTATTTCAGGAAGCATATTTCGAGGCGGTTGCAAAGAAGGTCGGCAGCGGTTCTTTTACTGCCACTAACCTGATTGCCTTCGTTATCTATTTTGGTAACATTAACCACAGCGAATTGAACGACCTGCCAGCAGCTTTCAAGTCATTAGGGGAAGTGTACCAACTTCTCGAAGATAACCCGGCTAACGATGCTTATCAGGCCTTGACCGAGCAATACAACAAAAGCCAGGCGGCGAAGGTTATAGCTGACATAAATAAGGCCGTCGAAGATAAGCCGACAAAAAAAAAGCCGACCAAGTAGCACTACTAAGGCGTTATGCCTACGGTGAATTGAAGCTAAAACCCTGGGAATATTACCGCCTCACTTATGGCCAATTTCAGGAAATGCAGGCGGCGAATGAATACGCCAAGCAATGCGATTTATCCTACCAAAGGCAGTTTGCCTTTATTCAGGTATTACCCCATGTAAAAAAGAACAGCCTAAAGCCGGAACATATTTTACCTTTACCTTTGTTGGATAATCCAAGCGGCGGCGGTACGTTCTCTCCCGAATGGACGGCGGCGCAATTAGAGTATGCAAACAAATTAAAACAAAGGCGAAATGGCGGCGGAATTTAAAATATTGGTAGGGGCTGATTTGGATGCAGCGGTAAAGTCTATTAATGATTTTGTAAAGACTACTAAAAACGGTTTTGGCAATATTGACGCGGCAGTTTTGGGTTCAATAAATGAGTTTAAAAAACTGCAAAGCCTGTTAAACAAATCCGAAGATCCAAAGGCAATTGCAATTTACCAAAAGCAACTGCAAAGCCTTGCAGCCACATTAAGCAGCCAAATACCACCGGCGGCGGCCAAAACGGCAGCATCATTAAACAATGTAAATAAAGCGGTTGCAAATGCCAATCCGACATTAGTGAACTTTGGGCGTGTCGTTCAGGATGCGCCTTTTGGAATTATCGGTATAGCAAATAACATTGACCCTTTAATATCTTCGTTCCAATCTTTAAAGGCTTCGACAGGCTCAACCGGGGCGGCGTTAAAATCCTTGTTTTCTGCCCTTGCCGGCCCTGCTGGTATAGCAATCGGAGTGAGTGCGGTAACGTCCGCCTTAATTACGTTCGGGCCGCAAATAAAGAACTTTTTTGCAGGCACATCGGCACTTACAGAAGAGCAAAAAAGGTTCAATGAAGAATTGCAAAATGCAAAGGCTTCTGCTATTTCAGTTGGCGTACAATTACAGGCGTTGACTAAAATAGCAGGAGACGCAAGCCAAAGCGATAAAGTAAGAACCGAAGCATTAAGGCAGGTAAATAAGGAAACAGAAAAGTATGGGGTTACAATTACTCAAACCGGTATTGCATCTGGGGAAGCCGCAAAATTTATTGACAAATTAACCGAATCATTAGTTCAGCAGGCAGTTGCGGCAAAGTTTGCGGATAAGGTCGCAGAACTGAAAGTAAAAGAGATTGAATTAACAAAAGAATTAGCTAACATAACAAAAGAGGAGGCGTTAGCTAAAGAGGCTTTAGGTAGGTTAAATAGAGATAATGCAAGTGAAGCATTAATAGCTCAACAGGTAGAATTATCAGCTATAAAAGATGCAAGGCGGAAAATCAGCGCAAATAAGGAATTGGCAACAGCTCAAAGGGTATTGACTGATGCGCAGGATTTATTCAATACATCATTGAAAGCGTCTTTGGAACTTACCAAAGTACCACCTCCGCCTCCGCCTACGCGAGATGCCATCAAAGCCATTAAAGACTTTGGCAGCGCAGCAGAATCAGCCGGCTTTGATTTGGATAAACTTTTTGCATCAATTGGAACCTTCACCACAGGGCAGGAAAAAGCAGTTAGGGTTACAACGTCGGAAACCTCCGCTTTGCTTGCTTTGGCAAAGGCGGCGGATGCTGCTTTTTTAGCTAAGCAAAAAACGGTGGCACTTGATAAGCAAAAGGCGTTGGGCGGAGACCTACCAACAATAAGCGCAACCGGGCGCGGCCCTGCCAAGGCTGCATTAGAGGCAAGCGATGCGTTCTTTAAAAGAGGTGATGAAAATTTAAAGAATTTTGATGCCAAAGTTGCATTGGCAAGTGAAAACTTAACAGGTTTATTCACCGGGGCTTTTCAGGCCCTCAGCCAGGGCGAAAGCCCGATTCAGGCAATTACTCAAAGCCTGAAACAATTGATTGTAAGGCTTGCAGCGGCGGCAGCAACGGCGGCGGTGCTTAGCTTAATATTAGGAGGTATAACAGGCGGCGCACCTGTTATAGCAGGAGCGGCAAGTAACAGCTTTGGAGGTATATTTAAGAGCCTTTTGGGCCTTGCATCCGGCGGCATCGCATCCCGGCCAACACCTGCCCTAATCGGCGATGGTGGACCCGAAGCAGTCATTCCCCTTTCTCAGTTAGCCAACATTATCGGCGGCGTTGCGATGCAAATGGGCGGCGGTTCAGGTGGTAATCTTTCGATAGTTAGGGGGCAGGATATTTATTACAGTAACAACAATGCCAGCAGAAGTTTTGGCAGATTATTCGGATAACCATGGCACAATACCTCAATCTAATCGGTTCCGCTCAGATACCTGTTTACGATACCTACGAGTTAGGCGTATGGCAGGCAAGCGGGCTACTTGACGGCGATATGTGCATTGATGCGGACACGAACACCCTTTATTGGTATAACTTCGACTTAGATACCTTCACGACCTACCAACTTAACCCTCCATCAACCTATGTAAAGCAATATGCAAGCCAAACAGGCGTGCTAATTGACCCTGACTTAGTTGGCCTGATTCGTGTTATAGGCGTGTTTTTGAATGGATCAATTAGTTTCTTTACTCAGGATGGCGCACCTATTGCCGGGGTTAGCATTGACGTTAGCACGATTACCGGGGAAGTTGATCCCGGTTACACCTGGGACGGAGATAATATTATCGTTCAATATTTGAGTTACACGGCACCAACGGTATAGATATGTATTACACAAAATATTACTCCACCTTTACCAGCGTCCG